GAGTTCTCCAAGAGCACGACCTTTACAAACAAATGCTTCATTATAGCGATTGACTTCTCTCATCAAAGTTTCCATGGGATACATTCTTCCGTTGCGATTACAAATATCACCTTGAAGGAAAACTCCTTCAATGTACATTTTCTTTTCGGCACCTTTACCTTCAGTGATAAACTTGACCTGTTGTACTTCTTCTGTGATGAGTTTCATTTGTTTATTCTGATACTAGAGTGACTACTTCTGAAATATTAAAAAATGTACCTGTATCATCCGTCAAGCAAGCAACTTTGACGCTTTTTACTAATGTAGCATCACTAACTGTTACTATACCAACTGAACTACTATTAAAATTTAAAGTAACCGAAGAATCATTTAATGAAATGATAGCATTATGAGTTGTATTAATTCCCGATGTTGTAGCACCTTCAATGGTTACATAATCTGTTGCAACAAATGGATTTCCTGCATTTTCACTAAAAGTAACTGTAGTTGTAGTTCCAGTAGTAATACCAGCAATTTTTTGTCTCTTCATGGTTTCTTTCAAAATATCTGTTCCATAAGGAACTACATGAAAAGAATTTCTATTTACCGAAGGATTAGTTCCAATAGCAACATATCCTCCATAACTACTAGATGTTGCCCCAATTGTAATTCTCAAATAACCAGTCTTAAGTGCAATAGGAACACTTGTTGAAGCAACACCAGCAGATGGTGCTAATCTTGGAATTTGAGTATCTTGGATAACTTTAATTGCCATTATTCTTGATCCTCTGTGTAATCGGCATCTTCTTCGGATTCAGAATCATCGCCAAATATAGATGCAGCAACATATGGGCGAGCACCTTCAACTTTTTCTGCAGCTTTGGCAAAAAGTAAATCTTTAATTTTATTGCTAACTTCAGATGGTGAAGAATCTGTTGCAATCAAATCTATAAGTTCTTCCATGAAAATTTAATATAGTATTATAATGACTATTTATATCTCTGCTTTTTTAACTTCTTTTGGGGATGGTACTGCTAGAGCTGGTGGTTCCTGCAATTGTTGATCAATACCTTGATTCTGAGGCATTTGATCTATTGGTTGACCTGTTGTAGAATCAATTCCGGATTGATCTGGAGGTGGTAAAGGTTCTCCAGTAATTGGATCTATTGATGATGGATCTGGAATAATACCTTTTTTAATTTCAGATTTAATTTGCTCATTGATTTCAATAATTTCGGAATCAGTTTGGCGAAGTATTTTTCTGCGAACATATTCTTGGGAATAATATTTGCCAATATAAGGTTCAATAGTTGCAAGAATTCCAAGTCTTTCACTTATTAATTCTGAATCTTTAAGTTCTGCAAATTGATTATCATATAAGAAATCATATTGAATATGATCGCTCATCGAATCCCAATCTTCTGGACTAACAATATTTTTCAAAACTAATTGAGTTTTGAGCATATCACTGAATAAATTAGCAAATCTTTTTCTTAAACGACCAACAAATTTTGAAAATTTTAATTCATCTCTAAGAATTTCTGATGATCTACCAAGATTAAAACCATCTCCACTTCCAGTAATTCTTGATTCGGGAACTCCAAGTGCTCTATAAAGTTTCTTTTGAAAATATTCAATATCTGAAAGTTCGCCAAGATTTTGTCCACCTGGGAGTGTGGTGATTTCAGTTCCTCTACCACCTTCACGACGAGGAAGCCAGAAATCTTCCATCATTGACATAAATTTACGATCATCTCGTACTTCTCCAGTACCTGCATCATAAACTAATTTATTTCTATAGCGAGACATAACCTCTTTAAGGTACTGTTCTGCCTTTAACTTGGGAAGGTTTCCAACATCAATATAAAATATTCTTCTTTCTGGAGCACGAGACAATCTATAAATGACTAGGGAATCCTCAATCATCCTCAGTTGATTGAGTGCTTTAATTGCTTTATGGAGATATGAAAGAATTGTACCTTTATTTCTATCTACTAATCCAGAAGTTACATATGTGATCGAATCTTTTGCAATTTTAATTTGTTTTTGAGCTCCTCCTGTAGAAAATGCACCACTAGGATATTGGGGTGTGGGAGAATATAAGAAAAATTCCTCAATTTCTGGATAAAATACTTTATCAGTTTCTTGTGCTGCGTTTATATTGAGTATACCTCTACTATCTTTTTTCTTTTCCTGACGAATAAATTTCATCTTCATAGGATCAATATATCTCAGATCCTGAATACCTTCTTGAGGTTTTTTAATATCAATTACTTTTAGATAATATAACTTTCCGTCCACATACCAGTTTCTAAAAATCTCATGAGATTTTTTATCAAAATCTAAAAGTTCTTTGATATATTTGAATTCTTCTCTAATTTTATCTTTTAATTTATCACTAGCATTGAGATTTGATAATTCAATTTCAACTGGAGAATCATAAAGATCGCTTACAATTGCCTCATTGACAACATCTTCAATAGCATTATCACACTCTGGGTGTAATGCCATTTCACGATATCTTTTAATTAAATCAAATTCAGTTCTATAGACACCTTCAATATCTAAATATTGCCCATAAAATCCACTCGCAATAAAATTGTCTACCCCGTCGTCATTGTTAGGTGGGACGGGGGAGACAATAGATTTAGATTTTAATTTATCATTAGAATCATCAATTGAAAATCCAAAAAGCTTTGCCATCTTATAAGTTTAAACCGTATGTTCTATTTAGTTGATGTTTTCACCACCAAGAACTCCAGCTGTTGCCTCCCACCATTGAACTTGGAATTCGCAAGTAAACTCTTCAATTGCATCAGTTGTCTCATAAGAAAGTGCAATCTGTGCAATATTCGTTGGGAAAATATCATACATATGATATTCTCTAAGTACAGAACCATCGCGGTCAAGCTGATAAACAAAAGCATCTGCTTGATAAAGTGCTGGATCAGTAGCACCAGTTGCATCAGAAACTCTGTTAATAGAATTAACCCATCTTTCAAGAGCGGAACGAATTGCAAAGTCAGTATCATTGATGACTGTAACTGTCCAACTTTCGAAAGTTCTATCACCAGCAATTTTCAAAATTCTTCCTCTAAATGGAACATTGACAGGTCCAATAGTAGATGCTGGAAGAGCAGCTGCTTTAACTAAGAATCTAATTTTATCTAAAGTGTTAGTATCTGCTGGAGCAGATACTGGGAATGATAATACGACTTCGAATAGATTAGCACGAGCACCACCACCAGTCAGTTTGCTCTTGAAGTCGGTAATCTTCCTCAAAGGAGGTGGATTTAATTGATTTCTAGTTGCCATAGTTGTTTACCTCTTGTTTAATTAGAATTGACCGATTACTTCATCAAATGAAACACCAGTTCTGGTGGCAACAAAAGTAAGACCAATGAAGTTAATTGATCTTGCAGGTTTAATATAAATGTCAGCAACGAATTCGTTATTGTCAATTACTGCAGCAGTATTATTTGTTTCATCACAAACAACAACATAATCATAGATTCCTCTTTTCGCTTGAACATCGCGGAGGAAAGGTTCAACAATATTTACAAAGTTTGTTCTTGTAATTTCATCGTTGAATTCAAAAAGTTGATCTTTAGCAGCAGTAGAAATTGCAGTTTCCAAGTAAATAAAGAGGCGGCGAACATTTATTCTATCGAATGCTGATGCCTTACCATATCCAGTCTTGTCACCAAATAGAACAATTCCTGCTCCTGGTGAGAAGATAACTGGATTAATTCTGCTTGAATAAAGACGATCTCTCTGAGACTTAGAAGGATTGTATGCCAACTTAACAGCATTTAAAATTGCTCCTCTCGAAGTACCTGCTGGTGAATACCAAGCAAAGTTATTAATATCGTTGCGAGCACAAGTACCAGCAATATCTCCGTTTAAAGGTACATATCTGAATGTATCAGAGAATCTATCATACATGTACTTATATCCACTATCAAATACTGCATAAGTTGAAGATGTAATAGGCGAATAAAATTGAAGAACATTAGTAGTGATATCTGCATCAGATCTTACAGTTACTGCTGTTTGGTCTGAAGTATCACTAAGAGCAGCACCTCTATATGGAGAAATGAATGCAATTGCATCTTTTCTTAATTCGACAACTGAAATGAGTTTTTCTGCAAGTGCTTGAGCATCATAAATGTTATAATTTGCAGATCCCATCAAAAGAAAATCAATTTTAAAGTTATCAGTATTTTCAAATGAATCATAACCTTCAGCAATTTTTCCAATTGTTGCAGTTAATGCACCAGTTGATGTAATTCCTGCATATCCATTATAATCCAATCCTCCATTTAAAAGTAGATTTTTTGCTCCACATGCACCAAAAATAATACCACCTGATCCACCTTCAGCGGTTTGATCCCAACCAATATCAGTTGCTAATGTAAATCCAGAACTAAATCCTGTAGTAGTAATTCCTGCTGGGGCAGATCCTCCAAAAATGTATTCAGAATCATTTACAAGATATTTTCTCCAATATGCAGGACTTCCAACTGAGAATTGTGCATCTGATGCTTTAGAAATATTTAAATGCTTCTCAAGGATCGTTCCGGCATTTCCAGTAATTGTTCCAAGGGAATCAATTACTGCAATATGGAATTCATCAAATCTTGCTCCTCTACTATTAGCATAATCTGAAGTAAATGGACGATCTGCAATATTATTCCAATTAATTGTAATTTCTGTTGTTGCTGTTCCAACAAAACCAGTACTCACGACAAGAGTTTGTTGATCAAACCAATCTAGTGAAGTTGAAGCGGTAACTGTTGCAACTCCAACAGAACTATTATTACTTACATATAAAGATCCATAAGTTGAACCAGTTTCAAAGGCATAAATTGAATTTGGTTGATAATCTACATTTCTAACTGTTCCAGCAGCAGATACTTGATTTAAAAGTTTTACTGAAATTGTTCCTGAACCAATCTCAGTAACAATACCTTTCAAGTATCCATCAAGAGTGGATGTTGATCCTGCTCCTGCTCTGACTTTTCCTACAGCAGATTGTGTAATACCATATCCAACTAAAATATTTGTTGTGGTAATTCCCAAAATTTGGTCTGCCTTAGCATCAATCATCGCAACTCTAATTCCATTAGACCAAGATCCAGGATTTCTTGCGGCAACAGTTACATTAGTAATAGCATTCTCATCATATCCCAATTCGGTGTAATGATCTAAACTCTTAATTTTAATACTTGATGCTGCACCAGCAAAACCATTTTTTAAATCTGTATCATCTGCTCTCACTACTCTCAGTGATCCACCATAAGCAAGATAAGATGATGCAGTTAACCAATGCTCATAATGTTTATCTGTTGCATATGATTGTCCAAAATTATTAAGTAGATCCTGTTCAGTTTCCACCAAAGTTGGTGAATCAACAGGTCCTTTTGCGAAAGGAGCTACGATTCCACCAACTTTATTCGAAGTTGGGCCGACTCTTCCAACTGTTAAGTCAACTTCTCTTACTACAATTCCAGGAGATGCTAAATTTAGCGCCATTTGTATTCCCCGACAAGTCCAGAATTATTCTAAAAGTATT